AGAAATACACGGTGACAAAGTAACACTGCTTAAAGACCAAGAGTGGGTGCAGGAAGACTGGGACTGGCTTATTAAAGGAGACGAATATGCCTGACATAAGTATGTGTATGAGTTCAACATGCCCACTAAAGCGTAGTTGTTACCGAAACACTGACAGCGGTACAAAGCCTAGCGAGTCTAGGCAGTCTTGGTTCTTAGGTCCAGCCGCTGATGGATTAGACTGCCAATACTACTGGCCTGTGGAGACAAATATGCCTGACATAAGTATGTGCGACTAAGTGAAGATAAGGCGGGGAGTGGCGCGACCAGCTGTGTTGGTACATCAGACCCACTCCCCTAAGTGACCCCGTGAGGTCACATGGTGTACTATAATTAGTGACTATTCGTGCCGCTACAAGGTGAACAAACACTGACCAATTAGTGAACAAAAGACACCTCTGACCTTTTATACACCCAACGGAGGAACCGTGGTTCTGGGTCACCCACATCATGACTACTATCAGTCCCTCTGTCAGTACCTCTGCCAATACCTGCTGTAATCATCAGTAGTCGTCAGTCACTCTCTCCCGATCATCTGTAGTCTCCCAAGATACATATGATGACTGATGACTACTGTTGATTGAAGCAAAGTCCCTTAGCGTCTCGTCATACTAGAGTCAGACTATAGAGGCAGAAGTCAGACAAGAAGTAGAAGCGTCTCGTCATACTAGAGTCAGACTATAGAGGCAGAAGTCAGAAAGACCGTAAGCCACAACAAGAAGTAACCACCACGACAGATCAATCAATTAGACATGTTGGTCGTATCAAAGGCTGTAAAGGCTGTAAGCCACATAAGCCACAAGCCAGATGATACATCTTGTAGCGCTACTGGTGTCTGACTACTGATGACTGGTGTCTGACTGCTGATGACTGTGGTCTGACTACTGATGACTGTGGTCTGACTACTGATGACTGTGGTCTGACTACTGATGACTGTGGTCTGACTACTGATGACTGTGGTCTGACTACTGATGACTGTGGTCTGACTACTGATGACTGTGGTCTGACTACTGATGACTGTGGTCTGACTTTGGTTCTACCTATGTGGTGGGTCAGAGGTAGCTCTCTAGTAGATCAGAGGTAGATCAGAGGTAGATCTCTAGTGGATCTCTAGTAGATCAGAGGTAGATCTCTAGTGGTACTAAGGTGGACCAGTCCCGATTTGTCTTGAAGAGAATAGACCTTGGCCAGACAAAAATCCTAAGAATGCCTAATGTCTATAGATACACTAGAGCATACCCCACCCCCCCTATGGTCATCTGACACTACATCAGTTGACCTATGTTATCCCATGTTATCAGAGGCTTAGTGTGTCTTGGCTGTGGTTATGTACTAATCAATCAATCATTTGTCGGGACTCCAGCCCACTTTTGGACCCCCCGTGCCTCTTCTGTCAGGACCACTTCAAAAACTAGGGTAAAGCCTCGGGTTGTTGTTGTTGTTCTGTCCTCGGTAAACACAGGTCCACCCCAGAACACGAAGGTCTTCTACCCATGAACATCGGTTTTTCTACCCCAGCATCTGGGAACTACCTGCACATCCTACCAGTGCTGAACCTGTATTTCATGGAGGATGACGACATGCTCTCAACAGATACCTACCTAGAAGCCGTCGAGATCGGATGGCTCGGTTTTAGCCTGTGGTTTGAGTCTTCTAGATTCTAGAGAGACCCCCACGATTTACATACGAAAAGGATGCCCATAGATGGCTCTAGAAGTTGGCACATACTTAGATGATCTGGTCGATACCAACCCAGCGTCTACAGATGGCATCGGTCAGGCTGATGATCACATCCGTCTGATCAAGAAGGTACTCAAGAACACCTTCCCGAACATCACTGGTCCTGTCTTAGGATCTCAAGAAGAACTCAACCTGATCGATGGTCTCACGGCCACCACAGGCGAACTCAATCAACTAGAGGGCTACTCTGGTACTGTGTCTGATCTGAACAAGATCGTCGCTACCACAGCCACTGCAGCAGACCTCAATCTACTAGATGGGGCTGTAGTCACCACTGCAGAGATCAACAAGCTGTCTGGTCTTAATACCACCACAGGCGAACTCAACACTCTCGCAGGTATCACAGCGTCCACCTCAGAACTCAACAAGATCGATGGATACAGCGGTAACTCTAGTGACCTCAACATCTTGTCTGGGGCAGCAGCAGCTGGGGTCTCCTCCACAGAACTACGGCACCTCAATGGTGTGACCTCTGGTATCCAGACCCAGCTAGGAACCAAAGCTAACCTGAGTGGTGCTGCGTTCACTGGTGAGGTCTCAACGCCCTTAGTGGATACCAATACCATAGAGATTGGCGCATGGACCGTCACTGAGGTGGCTGGTGTCCTCAAGTTCTCCATTAGTGGTGTCAACAAGATGTCTCTTGATAGCTTTGGGAACTTGATTGTAGCGGGTGATGTGACTGCCTTTGGTACTGTCTAATGGCAATCACAAGTAATGGTATGGTCACCCTCTCAGACCTGCGAAATGAGTATGTAGCAGCCTCTGGGCCTGTGTCTATGTCCCAGTTAAACCGTGGTGGTGGCTATGTCCCCCTCGGTGGCTCACGTAACACTGCAATCCCAACCTCAGGCAGCAACCTCTCGTTCTCCAAGTACAGGAACACCTCCAAGACTGTGTCTGTTACCTATGAAATCATTGGTGGCGGCGGGGGCGGTGGCTTTGGAGTTAATGATGAAGGTGAAGGGAACCGAGGAACCTATGCTGGCAGCGGTGGAGCCTCTACCCTCAGTGTCAACAGTACGGGTTCTTGGGTCGCCCAGATAACCGCCTCTGGTGGTCGGGGTGGCGAAAACTGTGGTCGCTCCAGAGGTGCTAATGGTGGCACTGGTGCTGTATCTGCATATGGCTCTGGTGGTTCTGGTGGTAGCCTCAATAGCAATGGTTCAAGTGCTTCGTCTGCAAACTACGGTGCGGGCGGGGGTGGTGCTGGTGGTGACAAGGGTTCTACCTACGACTCGGGTGGTTGTGCGGGTAGCGGGGGCAGTGCCTCCGAACAGCAGACTGGCACCCTGACCTTAGAATATGACACCTCTATCAGACTGTCGGTGGGTAGTAGAGGCCTTGGTGGCAATAGTACCTATGACGGTGGTCGTGGTGCTGGTGGCTACGCCAAAGCGACTTGGGATGGCAAGGTTAACTCCCTAACATCATCAAGCGCTGACTATTTAATCAACTAAATATACCCCTCAAGAGGAACTGCGGATGTTTATCAATGTCGATGCCTTCAAAGGTCATTCCGCAGCCCTAGATGAACTCCCCGATAACTGCCGAGATGCCACAAGTGAACTCATCTGGTCATACCGATCAGGTGTCGTTTCCCTGTGTTGGGTCACAGAGGATCTTGTTGCATTCACAGAAGTTCTCGGCGGTACGGTCCCTGAGGTTCTAACCATTAGTGGCTCCCGTCGCTACTTTGTGGACCTAGAGAGCCTCGGCTCCGATAAGATCCGCTTGTACATCGATAGTCCAAATGATGGTGAAGTCCTGCTTGGGTACTACTTCAGTTCCCTTGAGCATGATGCGGTCCCCTACGAATACAAGGTTTACTCATCTGTCTCCAAGACTGAGGTCTCCATCAACCGATACACAGGTAGTGGTGATCTGATTTCAGAAGGGGAGGGTGAGGTTCAAACCAATGACCCCACAGACTGGAGTGGACCAAGCGTACTACTTGATCTGTGCAAAGTGCAAACTGGTAGCTTCCGTATTCTCAAGAAGGTCTCGAAGGACCAATCATACCTAAGATTGACGGGATTTTAAGAATGCCTAATCTACCAATACGTGATCTAGGGGCCATTGGTGTCGTCACTGATGTCGAACCCTTCAATCTCCCGTTCAATGCCTTCACACGGGCCAAGAACGTAAGGTTCATCAACAATAGCATCGAGCATGCCCCAATCTTCCGCGAAGTGCACGACTTGGGTACAGCTGACAAGCCATCTTTTGTTTACGGACTGTTTACCCAAGACGGCTACGACACCACCTTGGTCGTCACTGACGCCTTCAAGGTTCTCGAGATAGCTAACTCGGCAGTGCTAGAAGTCTACAATGATAACGCCCTAACAGCCAACCAGAGGCCCTACACAGGGTGCTCACTGGCCAACGTCGAGTACATCAACCGAACAGACACCACGCCCATCTACCGTGGCCCCACGGACCCAACATTCAGTCCCCTGCCTAACTTTGTTCCCAATTCAACATGCATCAGCCTCCGTTCCTATGGGGACTTCCTGATTGCCTTGAATATGAACGAGGGTGGCGTTGAGTACCCTACACGGGTACGCTTCTCAGACCTTGTCTTAGCCAACCAGATCCCGTCCACATGGGATGCCAGTGACCTGACCAATTCTGCTGGTTTCAACGACCTTGTCCAGATGGAGACACCAATTGTAGATGGTCTGTCCTTAGGCACCAACTTCTTCATCTACTCTAGTGACCAAGTCTGGCAGATGGAGTTCGTTGGTGGTGCCTTCATCTTCAACTTCCGTAAGTCCTTCGACAACACTGGGTGCATCAACACCAACTGTGTCGTAGAATTGGACAACAAGCACTATGTCTTCGACAACGACGACATCTACATGCACGACGGTATCTCCAAGCAGTCCATCTGTGACAAGCGTGTCCGCAACTACATCTTCTCGGGTATCGACAGGTCCAAAGTTGACAAGTGCTACGTCCAACTCAATACCACCCTAGAAGAGATCTACTTCTGCTATCACTCTGGTGATGATCTCGCGGTCTACACTGACGCTACCCACTGTAATCGGGCGGCTGTGTACAACTACAGATCCGACACATGGTCCTTCATGGACATGCCCAACACTGTCTCTGGTGCATCCTCTAATGTGAACTCAGTAGAGACCTATGATACTATTGCGCAAAGCTATGGGAACGTGGGTGGTAACTACCATGAACAGGAAAGTCAGTACACGATCTACAGTCTAGTAGTGTCTCGGGCCTACACTGGTGACTATGAGACAATCAGTACGAACAGGCTGCTAG